ATAGACAAGGACAAACAGAAAGTGTAATAATACATCATCTTATGACTAAAGGTACAATGGACGATGTTGTACTTAAAGCATTAACAAATAAAGCAAATGTACAGGACGATTTAATAGAGAGTTTAAAATATAAATACGAAAGGATTTGATTTATGTTAAGAAGTTTAGCACATAGCATTAGATTAGCCGAAAAGGAGATAAGCAGACTGTATATTTTAAAATCAACATTTGAGGACAGTATTAGGAGAGCAGAAATCACGATAGCAATATCTAGGAAAAGATTGGAATTAGATAGTTTTAAAATTGAACTGTATGAAGAAATAGAAAATCTTGTATGTGAAGACACACATAAATTAGTATTATTAAAAAGATATATTGAGAATTTGTCAATTAAAGAAATATCAAAACAGTTAAACTATTCTAATAGACATTTGAGTAGAATACTAAAAATATATGAATGAAAAAAGATGTCCCACGATGTCCTAGAATGTCCTAGAATGTCCTACGATGTCTATTGAATGTCCTATTCGATAATTGTTATAGTTTATGTATAGCAATTATCGGATTTTTTTTATAGGCGGTGAACACAATTAATTTATATAAAACAAAAATATGGAAAAACAAAAGGGCTTACATATTAAAACGTGACGGATATATGTGTGTTGAGTGCAAACGTTATGGGACAATTACAGAGGCAACAACAGTACATCACATTAAACATTATGAAAGTAACCCTGAGTTAGGACTGAAGGGAGATAACCTTATGAGTGTGTGCAATTGTTGTCATAATAAATTACATCCTGAAAAGGGAAAGAGAGTCCCCCTGTATAGAAGATAAAAGAAAGTAAATAAAAGGAACGGGTAGGAATAGGTTCTTCCAAGTTTGCGACTTTTTTTAGAAAAGGGGGGGTAAAAAATAGAAAAAGGTGTACAAAGTCAATAGTAAAGGGGGTTGGTACGGCTTTGGAGAATAAAAAAACGGTTAAAAAAGAGGTAAAAACAAGCAAAAAACAAGCAAAAAACGTGAAAAATACTAAAAAAGTTAAAAAAACTAACGTAAAAAGTCCTAAAAAAGAGCCCGTAAACGTAGTAGGTATGCGAGGTCTTAACAAAATTGAAAAAGTACTCGTTAAAGAAACAATAACATTTATGAATGAACTTGAAATCTACCAACCTCAGTACAGAAGATTAATTGAAATGTATGCAAGTTTGCTATTTTTATACGATAAAATGTACACGGAATTTGAAGAAAGTGGGTATAAAGTTGTTGGTAGAGAAACTAATAAGGCAGGTTTTACAAATGAACGTAAAACTGGACTATACCTTTCTATCGAAAAGCTTAGGGAAGAAATTTTTAGAACACAGAATCTTATAGGTTTGACGCCTCTTGCACTTAAAAAACTTAAAGATGATGGAATAGAAAATCAAACAAGCACTTTACGCGGCATTTTAAAAGGAGTGTGATAAGGTGGCGAATAAAAAAATCAATAAAAATGAAAAAGCAGTAAATAAATTTGTTGATGACGTAATCAGTGGAAAAAAGGTTGCTTGTAGCCAAGTTGTGAAAGCTTGTGAAAGATATAAAAGGGATTTAATAACTAAAGAGTTTGATTTTAAAGTTAAAGACGCCGATAAGGTTATTTATATAATTGAGAACACAATATGTCACACGAAAGGCCCTAAGACTGGTGAACCTCTATTACTTGAACCTTGGCAAAAATTCATAATATTCAATTTATGTGGTTTTTATGATAAAGGTTCAACAGAAAGGCGATTTAAAGAGGCATTTATATATATACCACGAAAGAACGGCAAGACATCATTTGCAAGTGCATTGGCTTGGTCGTTAAGTCTTATGTATGCTAAACAAACAAGTACTTTATACATAGTTGCAACTAAACTTGAACGGGCTAGGGAAAGTTTTGACATAATTAAGTCTAATATCATAAAAATGGGTGAGCGTAAGAATTTTAGGATTCTTGACAACAATGCAGAGCATAGTATATCAAGTGATTTTTACGACAGTGATGGGAAAATGGAAGGTAAACTTAAAATACAAGCCTTAGCAAGTGACGCTAAAAGAGCCGATGGGTTAAATGCTAACATATTCATACTTGATGAGGTACACGCATACAAGTCGGCTAATGAATATCACGTATATAAGCAGGCTATGAAAGCATATGATAATAAATTATTAATAGCTATAACAACAGCAGGTAGTACTGTAAATAGTTTTTGTTATAACCTACTTCAGTTATGCGAGAAAATTCTTGACCAGTCAATTACAGATGATGAACATTTTATATTTATCACACAAGCTGATAATAAAGATGATTATACAAACCCGGTTGAGCACGAGAAAGCAAACCCCAACTACAACATTACGATTAGAGCACGGGATATACTGAACGAAAGTTTACAAGCCCAGAATGAACCTATGAGTCGTAACGAATTTTTAAATAAAAGCCTAAACATATATACAAATACTGCAAATACATATTTTAATGTGGATTTAGTAAAAATGTCAGATGAACAATATAAATGGTCGATTGATGACTTATTGAAGCTTAATATTAAGTGGTACGGCGGTGCCGATTTATCTATATGTCACGATTTAACGGGCGTATGTCTTGTAGGGGAACACAAAGGGGTACTAATAGTAATACCACATAGCTTTATGCCGATAACAAAGGCACAAGAAAAGGCCAAGGAAGATAACATACCATTTTTCGGTTGGGTAGACGACAAAGCCTTAACGATGTGCAACGGCGACATCATAGATTTTAATGATGTAGTGAAATGGTTTTTAAAAATGAGAAATAGGGGTTTTAAAATAGCACAAGTGGGATTTGATAAGTACCACAGTAGAGAGTTTGTAAAGTTGATGGAAAAACATAAATTTAAGATAATGTCTATCGACCAAAATTTTTGGAAAAAATCCGAGGCATTCAGGTATATGGAACGTAAAATAATAGATAAAAAACTATCGTATCTAAATAACCCGGCCTTTTTATACTGTATTTCAAACGTAAAGTGTGTTGAAGATGATGAAGAACGGGTTAGGTTCGGTAAAGTACATAAAAAACATAGAATTGATGTGTTTGACGCAAGCGTTACGGCATTAAAGACTAAATTAATACTTGAAGATAAGAAAACAAGTAGAGTATTAGGCTTAATAAATTAAGAGTAAGGAGGTGACAGAATGTTCGGTTTTTTAAAAAGGAATAAAGAATCAAGACCTATAATGGTGGGTGGTGGAGACGTAGGTTGGGCTAGCCTATGTGGTGACGAGTATAAGCCTTTAAATAAACAAGCGGAAGTCGTTAAAATAGTTAGAATAATTGCAGACACAGTTAGTAACATACCTATAATGTTACTGCAGTCTACAGAAGAACAGGGTAAGGAACGAGTAGAAAATGGGCTTAGCAGAAAAATAGACATAGAACCGCATAAAGACCTTACGAGAAAGCAATTCATATTTAAAATTGTAGAGCAGATGATACTTACAGGCAATTCAATAGTTGTACCTGAATATTCAAAGAACGAAAATGACGGGTATATCCAAAACCTTAATATTTTAAACGATGGCAACGTGAGAATTGACGGTAAAAATATTATCTATAAAAACAGAGTCTATAAGAATGATAAAGTGTTAAATTTCATACTGTATCCGGGTGATGATAACTACCTAAAGGGTAAAGGATATGTTGACGAAATAAAAGATATTGCTATGTCATTAAAAACAGCTAATGACACTAAAAATTCATTTTTAAATAATAAATATAAACCTTCAGTAGTCATAAGTTTAGCAGGGGACAGTGAGGAACTTCAAGACGAAGAAACTAGAAATAAGATACTTAATTCATATATAGGAAATTCAAAGGCTGGAGTGCCGTGGCTTATACCGGCCGATGAGATGGACGTTAAAACTATAATGCCGTTAACTTTAAAAGACTTAGCCATAATTGATGGCATAAAGTTGGATATAACAAGGCTTGCTAGTGTGTTGGGAGTACCTAAGTATATGTTGGGTATTGGTGAATTTAATAAGGACGAGTATAACAACTTCATAAACACAACAATTTTAAATATAACCACGATAATAGAACAAGAATTGACTAAACAGCTTTTATATTCAAATGATTTATATTTTAAATTCAACATAAAGAAGATTATGCATCATAGTCTTGCAGATAAGATAGCGATGTCGACAGAGCTAACCAGTGCGGGAATGCTTACGAGAAACGAAGGACGTGCAATGTTTGACTATTCACCGATAAAAGGCGAAGGAATGGACGAAATAGTAGTGCTAGAGAACTACATACCAATATCGAAGAGTGGTAAACAAGGAAAACTGAAAGGGGGTGAATAATAATGCAGAAAAGGGACTATAAACAAGTTTTTAGCCAACTTAGGGCAGTAGATGGTACTGAAGGCGGTAAGAAGTTAGAGGGGTACTTTATAGTTTTTGGCGTCGAAACCGAACTATACCCAGGATGGTTTGAAAAAGTAGAACGGGAGGCTGTTATTGAGAGTGTAGACAAGGGGGAAATAGTTGCTCTTTTCAATCACGATACGGCGAAAGTGCTAGGAAGCCAAAAAGCTAGTACATTAAAAATCATAGTAGACGAGATAGGATTACGTGGAACCATAACCGTTAATGAAAATGACACGGAAGCCGTAAACGTTTACGAACGTGTTATGAGAGGAGATATTGGTGGTTGCAGTTTTGGATTTTATATAACGGAAGACAGTACATCGGAAGACGAAAACGGAGACTATCATATTACAATCAAAAATGCAGAGGTTTTTGAAATTTCTATTGTTACGTTTCCGGCTTACAAAGAAACAAATATAGAGGCTAGGTCAATGTTGTTTGAACACAAAAAAAATAAATTAAAAGAGAGGGTAAAAAAATGCTTGAAGTCATTAGAAAAAGGGTTGAATTAAAAAGGGCAAAAGTTGAATTGGAGAATCTTAAAACTAAAAGAGATGCAATCGAAGAGAAGGTAAAAAGCCTTAGGGTTGAACTTGACGGTACCGAAGACTTGGAAAAAATAAAAACGTTGGGTGAAGATTTAGAAGCGATATTGGATGTTGAACCCGAAGAGCTAATAAACTCAATTGATAAATTAAAAAGTAAAGTTACAGAATTAGAAGAGGAGATTGAAACATTGGAAAAAAAGATAGATGTTGGGGAAGACACAACAACAGAAAACGCAACAAACACAGCAAGGGGTGAAATCATAACAGATTTTGAAACAAGAGGACGTACAAATTACTACGACATTGGAGAAGTTAGAGAATTTTACGACAAAGTCAAAAGGGGAAACATTACAGGCTCAGGCCATCTAATACCACAAAGCGTAGTCAATAAAATTAATACGAAGGTATATTTAAAATCTAAATTTTACCGCTACGTTTCAGTAATTAAAGTTAAAGGTGAAACAAAGGTAGTCTTTAGCAACGATAAAACAAAAGCAGACTGGATAAAACCAGGACAAATAATACAATCAGCGGTAGCAGGCATAATTAGTACATTGACCTTAGATAGTTATAAATTGGCTAAATTAACGAATGTACCGAATGAACTGTTAGACGATAGCATTATCAATTTAGATGAATTTATAACGGATAAGTTTTCAAGTGCAATCGCTGTTGCCTTAGATGAGGCAATAATTAAGGGTACAGGAGTGGACGAACCTACAGGTATTATCACTGCACTAAATGTGGACAATAAAATAGCGATTGATAATACGATAGAGACATTACTACAAACTATAAGTAACATAAGTTTAAACGACGACGCCGAAGGTAATCTAAAAATTATTGTAAACAGAAAGACCTTTTACAGTAAATTGATACAACATACGATACAAACGAATTCTAGTGGGGAACTAGTGGCACAAAACTTAAAAGTCAATAAGCCTATGCTGCTTGATATGGAGATTGTTTTAAGTAACACAGTAGCCGATAATCAACTATTAGTTGGGGAGTTAAAAGAATACACATTGGGTGACCGAGAGAGTACCACCATAGCGAAAAGTACAGACGCAGGCTTTGATACAGATTCTACATATTTTAGAGCAACAGCAAGGTATGACGGAAAATTAGCCAATAGTAAAGCTTTTGTGATGTTAACTTTAAATGACACACCTATCGTTAAGAAAAAAAGCTTAATAGGATAAGAGAATGGATAATAATATAAAGACTATAATTGATTTGTTAAAAATACAGTTGGGCATTAATCACAATGCTAAAGACGAATACTATAGACACATCATTATGTCTGTGGATAGTGAATTAAAAAAGCAAGGGACATTGATAAACTTGGCAGATGTAGGCGATATGAATTTAATTAAAGACATTACGTACTTTAAAATTACTAATGTAAAAAGTGAAGATTATCCGAAACATA